TGTCCACCAAGTATTCCTCCACCAGCGCCTGCGAATAAAGCCAACTCATTTAACTTCTCCTTCATCTCATCAGACCCGCAAATGGTGAGTTGTAGCGAATCCAAGACTTGCCAGCACGAATGCGGCAGATCAGACTCTTGTCCACACCATACTTGGCTGCGGCTTCACGGCTTGGTTCACTCGACAAACGAATCTCATCTGCCTGTTCCCATGTCAGCTTGCCTACTGTGCGCTGCTTGAATGCCTGAATCTTCATCTTGCGAGTCAGACTTCCACCTGCACGTTTGCCCATGTGCTGAGTGAACTGCTTGGGTGAAAGCAACTTGCTGTGTTCAGGGTTGACGCACACAGAATTGCCGCAGTTGGGTAGAACGAACCAGCCTGCTTTGACTGGGTTGCCCATCAGATCGCGGAACAAACGGCGCACAGATGTCATCCTTCCATCTTGAGACACCGCTGGAACCTTGTTTCCAAGGTAGCCAGTCCAATTCCAGCAATCACCTTCCTCAATTGTTCTTGCTTTAAGCGATTCAATCGTGTGTTTTGTTTTAGGTTTTATGTTCATCAGTTATACCTGGGTGGGTTGATCTCTATGTCCATTTCGTCAGACATTATTTTTATTTGCCTTGCCATCAAGTGCATGAAGTGAGATTGGTTAGACATCACATCTGCCAGCTTGACTAGGTTTCCCTCAAGAACTTCTAGGTTTCTTTCCATCAAATCTATCTTCAGTTCTAGCTCATAGATTCTGTCGTTCATGGCAACTCCTCCATCACTATCACATCTACACCAGCCCAATCGCTGTATCTCTTGGTCACATGAGCATCTACGATCTGGCAGTCATCAACGTACACAATGCCGTTTAAAGCGTCTGTTATTGCTTTGGCTACGTTGTCCCAGTCTGGCTTCTTTGTGGGCCTTATCAGTTGATCTAAGCAGTCTTGGTGCATCTTCTTGCTGTAACTCTTAGGGATTGGCATACGGATGTGGATAAATATCTTCATTGGTGTGTCCAATGGTTCAGATACACCCATCGCTTCGCTTGCCGCATCCATCACCAGACTCTCATAGTCCTTTGTTTTCTGTGGTGTGTACGTCTGCACAAACTTCCCACGTTTGGCAAACCTTGGTCTGCCCTTGGCTACTGGATTTCCATCCACCGTAAACGTCACTGCAAATGTCATCCAAATCCCCTGTTAAAAACAACGCCTGATTGATTAAAGTGAGTGGTGCATCTCGCCCTTCTCTTACCCCATCAAGCAGCCTCTTTGCTTGAAAGTAGTTCATTTCATCAGCAGGTAGCAACCGACAGCAAAAGCGAACAACCATGCTGGAATGCACCAGTAGCAAGGCTTCTTTTGATGTGGCTCAAACCATTCATAGTCATCCTGCGGGAATGCTTCCTTGAGTGTGCGTGGGTACTTACGACTTGTTGGAAACGACATTATTTGCCCCGCTAAAGAACTTGTTTAAACGCTCATCCGTATCAGCATATTCCCGACTAAGGTTGTCAACTATTAAAGTGTCAACCAAGCTGGCCTGCGATCTACGCTGTTGAACAGCAGCCTTCTCAAGCAGTTGCTTAGAGGAAGGACGGATACGAACCAAAAGAGGAATGTTTTTTTGTGTCATGGCTAAATTATATGCTAAACTGATATCACTGTGAAATCATCACAGCAACATTAACCTACCAACTATGGAGGAATGACTATGAAGTTCGGAACATTCTGGCAAACGCTAGTCCGTAAAAATGCCCCAGTAACCAGTGTCGAAGCAGCAGCTTCTTTAGACAGCTCCAGCATGGAGCAGCGTGTCTATGAAGTGATATCTACGTTTCAGGACGGGTGCATTCAAGACGAAGTGTTGCAAGTTCTCCACAACTACCCATACTCAAGTGTGACTGCTCGGTTCCGTAGCCTGCTTAACCGTGGCTACATCATTGACACAGGACTTAGCCGACCAGGTAAGTCAGGTCGTCAACAGCGTGTGCTTAAGATCAAGGACTCGGTATGAGTTGGCCTTTTAACTACCCCCCAGTTCCGTGGACTGCCAAGCAAATCAAAGAATATGCACAGCAGCAACGCTCACAACTACCAGAAAGTCCACTATGAAGACGGTCCTTGCACCCAATGCACCGTGGCCTGCTCAAGTAGAAGTAAAGCCAAAGCCTATCAAGCGTGTCAGAAAAGTCATGCCTAAACCAAACCATAGCAAACGAAAGTTAGTTGACGCTAACTTTGAACGCTGGTTATCCACCATCCCTCCACTCAAAACCAAAGGAAACGACAATGCCTAAACTCACTTCGGACACAATGCTGTCCTGTTCACAACTGCCTGCCATCATGGGTCATTCCAAGTGGGCAAGCGCCAATGACACCTTGTCCTTCTGCATGAAGTCAATTCAAGGTGAAGATGCCCGTACACCAGCAGGTGAAGCTGCTGACTGGGGCAATGCCTTGGAGGAGTCGATCATTAAAGAGATGGTCAAGCGCCTTGGCTTGGAACACTACACCATGCCTGAAGAAGCATTTAATCATCCTGAGTTGCCACTTGCCGCTAGTGCAGATGCCATTGCCATTACACCGCTGGATGGGTTGGTCATCAAGAATGATCCAAGTAAAGGCATCTATGTTGTAGGCGCAGACGAGATCATCCTGACTGGCTCTGGTGTACTGGAATCAAAGCTAACAAGGATGGGTCCAGAAGATACGCTTCCGCTGTATCGTGGTCCTATTCAAGTGCAGGGTGTGATGATGTGTACTGGCTTGCGTTGGGCAGCTATTGGTTGTCTGTATTCAGGTGTCGAGTTGCGTATCTACTTGTTCTCACCACACACAGCAACGATGGATGCAATTCATGCCGCAGCCATTGACTTTGAATCACGCCTTGAGAACTTCCGTCAGACTGGTGAGCCTGCTTGGTATCCACCGCAAGACAGCAAGGATGCTGATCGCGTATGGCCTAACGCCAAGGACGAAGACATCGACTTAGGCGATGAGATTGAAGGCGTTGCCAGTGCAATCGTTGGTCTGAAGCATCAAATAAAAGAGATGGAAGAACAGATTGCAGAGAAAGAAGTCAAACTCAAAACCATGATGCAAGAGTTCAGCAGTGCCAAGTGTGGCAAGTGGTCAATCAAATGGCCTATGCGTCACTTCAAAGCACAGCCAGAGAAGGTTACACCAGCCAAGGAAGCCTACTCAATCCGTCAATCAACACTCACTATCAAGGAAGCTAAATGAAGTCATCACCACACTTCAGCAATAAAGAAAAAATTTCAAAAGAACAATTTTTGATTGCATGGACTTTGGCTAGAGCATCAGTTCTTGATAGGTCTCCAAATGTTTATGGCATTGTTCGTGATGCTAATGAAGCATGGAAAGAAATTCAAAAATCAAAGGAAGCAAAATGAAAGAAATCGCATCAGCCTTGGTTAAGGCACAACGTCAGTTCGGTTCAGCACTGAAGACATCTATCAACCCACACTTCCGTAGCAAGTACGCTGATCTGTCTGCTTGCATCGAAGCTGTCATTGACGCACTAAATGACAATGGCATCTTTTTGCTGCAAAAAAATTACGACTGTTCAAACGGCATCATGTGCGAAACAGTGTTTGTGCATGAGTCTGGTGAGATGTTGGAGTGTGGCATCGTTCACTTCCCTGCTGTCAAGCAAGACCCACAAGGCTACGCCTCTGCCCTTACCTATGCTCGTCGCTACTCATTGATGGCAGCGTGTGGCATTGCACCAGAGGATGATGATGGCAACATGGGTAGCCGCAAGCAGTTCGTTGCACCCAACCCATTGGACAACGTGAAGCCAGGTGCTGTTATTCAGATTGAGTCACCAAAGGTTATGCAAGCCATTGCCAACAACAAGCAAGTGTTTACATTGACCATACCAGGTAAAGAGCCACGCATCTATGAAACATCTGACACCTACATGAAAGGAACGATTGAGTTGCGTGACAAGGTAGAAAAGTCAGCTATGGCAACCCGTACCAAGATGACTAAGTTGCGTGAGTTGCGTGAAGCCAATGATGCACAGATCGACAAGATTGATGTGCAACACAAAGCCAACTTGGTAGCAGACTACAACCTGCGACTCAAACGCCTTGGTGCAACACTCAATGAGGAACCAACACCAGAAGGAGCCGAAGATGGAAAGCAGTGACTGGGCAAAACTGGATGAGGAGTACCAGTTGTACTGCAAGCAATGCCAAGCACAGGGACGAATCCCTGTTGACTTCCATACTTGGCTATTAGGCGAGAACTAATAGAGCTTGATTGGTGTGGGCAACTCGGTCAGCAAGACCGATTGTCCCGCCATTGATCTTTTTAGTTAGATCACCCCATGTAGGCTTGGCATCCACAACTGGTGTGCCAGTCTCAGCAGCTTGGTTGCAACCATGCGTAGACCAGAACCATCCAGCAGTCAGTGCCGCATACTTTGGTGTGGCAACAAGGTCAGGGTTCATCACGAAGTCAACGCCTAGCGCTTTGCCAGCATGGAAGTAATTTGCATGACCAGTAAGTTGAATGCAACCACGACCCCTAAAGCGATACCCATCACCGCTAGACTCATCACGATTACCCATGCGTGAAGCATAGACCATGTTGGCGATCTTCTTGGGATTTCCTGCATAGGAGTTAGCCACTTCCAAAGTAGGGAAACGCTTGGGCCACAGCTTCATCAGCGTAGCAGCTTTGTAGTTCAGGTTTTCTTCCAAGATGCGGAAGTGTCCACACTCATGTCCACATTGACCAATGAATGCAGCCTGCTGATTCTTGGTGACAATTCCAAAGCGTTCAAACACTTCGTTCAATGGGTCAACCCACTCAGCACCAATGTGCAACTTAGCTAGTTGTTCAGCGCGTAGCATTGATAGTCTCCCTTACTTGGTTGTAGACTGCGATGCAGGCGTTGAGTTCGTTGATTGCCCTGTCGCCTTCTGCTGCGAGTTGAGCAATAAGTCTGAGAGTCTCTCGCTCAGATTCGCTTGCTTCGGTTTGATTTCCGCTGGCAGTGGCGGTACTTGCGGCGGCTTGTACGCAACTTGAGGAGGGGAAGCGCACCCTGCCAGCACTGATAGCACGATCAAGAGCAGACTGTTTTTTACTAATGGCATCGTTGGCCTCCAAAAGTTGTGATGATGTGTTGTTCAAATCTTGTGCGAGCTTTTGCTCTTTCTGCCTAGACTCATCATTCAGCCTGGCAATCTCTTGTTGCATCTCTGCGTCACGCTCTTTGTAACCAGCGTAAGTACCGTACTTGTATGTGCCAAGAACCACAAAGATGACACCAATAATCATCCAAGGATTAGGCATCATGCTTCTCCCTTGGCAGCAGCACGTTCCTTGGCAATCTCCTCACGAGATGGGTCAATGAAGTTGGCTGGTGTCTCAGGTGGGGGTGGCGCTCTCCATTCCTCATCCAGTTCAGGATTCTTAAAGCCACTGAAGTTGAAATCAAACATGCCCGAAGAAGCCGTAGGCGCTGGGCTAATGCTAGGCGCTACGGCTTGGGGCTGTGGGGGCGAACTCGGAGGGATGCCAAGGGTTGGAGCAACTTTTTCAGCAACAGACTGAATGCCCTTGTTGACAGCAAACATACTGACAATGGTTGTTACGCTACTAGCCAAGATCAGCACAATGTCATTCAACATCTTGGCAAAGGCTTGGTCCATTGGAGCCATAGCTTTAAGCGGTTGAGTTATGAATCCAAGGCTGTAAAGCATGAAAGCAACAATGCCGCCAAGCACAAGCATCAAAACAAAAACAACAAAACCCCAGACGACAGCCTGAATAAGTTTTATAAGTTCGTCTACGCTTTTAATCTCTAGACTGTTCATTTAGCCTCCGATGCGACATGGGCTGGTTGTTGGACAATTTGCTTCTCTAATACTGGTGCAACAAGATAATCAGGACAATCTTGTGTGAACAGGCAATCAGGACGTTGACAACGCTTCGCTGAAAAGTTGGCAGGGTCTTGGCAAAAGTACCTGTACCTGTCATCGCAAGCAGCTAGGCTACTCAGGATCAGGAGGATCACGGCTAATCTTTTCACGTTTCTTTTCCTTTTCTTCCAATCGAATTACAAGAGCCTTCACTTCTTTAAGTTGCTTGTTTGTGTGCAAGGCAACCATAGAAACAGCCATGATGCAGAATATCAAAAGCGTGACAATGGCAACCCAAAACCAAAATTCCTTCATAGAGTGAAATACATTCCAATCAGTTGCAGAAACCCCATTGCCACTGCTATTGCGTAAGTCACCTTGGCGATCAGAATTTCTTTGCGGTGTTCTAGTCGCCATCGGTTATCCCGTTCTCTCTTTGCTTTCAGTTCACGAGCGACTTCCTGCTCCTCCAGAATCTCATCGTACTTAACCAAGAACTCTTTATACATTGACCCCAAGCCCAATGACTCAGGTGTTCCGTAGATCATGGCTTGTTTCAACTGAGAAGACAGTTGATCCATTTGCCATTGAATCTCAATACGGTCAATCGCACTGTCGGCAACTTTGTCGGTGGTCAATGCCAGCTCGTCTAGTTCTCGACAGTGTGCTTTGAGATGCCTCATAGCCTCAAAGTAAATCTTCAAGTTCTCACAAATCTCATGCACTGCACGAGCTTGAAATTCCTCATAGCTAAGTTCTGGCTCTGGTTCTTTCTTGACTTTCTTTATTATCTTTTTAGGTTCATCCACCACCACTGGAGGCGGCATGGATACTGGCTTCTTATTATCTTTGCCTCCAGATAATAAACCTGTGATCCATCCCCAGATGCCAGTAACCTCTTTGTAGATTGCTTTAGCGTCAGCAATGCCGCCTTCAACTTGCTTCTTAAACTTTCCAATCTCAGCCTTTCCTTCTGACAGCATTTGACAGCCAGCGCGGATAGCACCGACTGCACTTTGCGCCATAAGGAGGAGGCTGATTGGGTCCACATCACAAGCCGATCAGTCGCTTAAAAAATTCAGCAGCAGCACCTGGTCCAAGCAATACAGCAGCTAACACCGCATAGATAAGGTACTGCATTTTGTCCATACGCTCCGCACCCTTATCAAGTCGGTCTGTAATTGTTTCATAGCGTTGAGCGCAAACAGCTTCATGGGTATCCAAGCGAGCTGCTGTTACTGAAATCGTGTCTGTCATCAGTTCACCTCTGGCCAGTTCTGAGTACCCACAACAATAGCCAATGCTTCAACATCAGCAGCGCCATCAATAGCAGCCAACAAGCGATCACACTCAACTAAAACAGCAGCGCGGTAGGCAACAGTATCAGCAGGGATTGCAACGTCACGTTCGGCCTTGCGAATTACCATCCAATCAGTTGCAGCAAGCAGTTTGTTGGTTGTGTCTTTGATCTGTGCAGACCATTGAGATTTCAAGCCTTTTTGCTCGTATGTTGGAAAGTCTTGACCTTCTTCTGCAATTACGATTTCATCTTCCAATTGCTTTGGGTTTCCAATGCCCCAATAGAAGCGATCATCATAAGAAGCAGCATCATCCACTTCCGTGATGCCAATAGCAGCGCGTTCTTCTGGAGTTGCCAAGCGAAGCCAGTTGGCAGGGTAAGAGATTTCGTTGTGAACAAATGGCACATCTAAGGCCAATGGGTTGTTATCTAGTTGAAACATTGTTTTTCCTTATCGTGCGAGAGAGTTCTTGAATGGGTTTTCAGCAAAGGCTGCGTATACGTATGTGCTTGAACTAGCATTTTGCTCTGAATCTGCACTTCTCAATTTAAAGCCATTGGATAAAATATCAAAATACTCATTAGAGCCGGTAAGTTCAGCGCCACTTGAGTTTGATAGCAGGCTTGCAGAAGCCACGTTGTAAGTACTTCTTGAGGCGTCCCACATACGCCAATTACCAGTTGAGTTTGTACGCTTCACCATAACAAACTTAGGTCTAAAGCCCAAGTACACAAAAGGCCCATCAGTAGACCCGTTGCCTGTGTAGCTTCCGAACTTGGAGTAGCCAGTGACTTCAGCGAATAGGTAGGCCACATAGTTCTGAGCGCTTGTGTTTACAGAAGTACCTGTACCAACTGAGAACACAGACGAAGTAGGTGTGGTGTTGTTCCAATAGGCTGAACTTGTATCTGTTGCAGATGTTGAGTTAAGGATTAAAGCACCTGTATTTCCAACAGAAGCGTGATAAACAGGCCATCCAGGTGTCCCACTTGTTCTGTTCTTTGCGATAATCAATTTTGGAGCAACTCCAAGACTATGAGCCACAGTAGTAGCTGAACCAGTACCCGTATAGGTCACAATGTCAAAGCCAGCGGATACTGATTCTTTCCATTGCCATGCGACATAGGTGTAACCGCTTGCGTTAATAGTCTGTCCGTTCAGCGAAAAACCGTTTGAGTTAAACGCAGATACTCCTGGGTCAG